ACCGGGGCACCACTGAACTTCTCATAGAGCAGCGGTTTGAGCACAGTCCGGATGAACCGCTGGATACCCATGTCGAAGCTCGCTGCCTCGGCGAGTATGAGCATCCGCCCCCGGGGGTCCTGCTGCCCTACGACCGCCGCAGGCGTCAGACCCAAGTCCATACCGACAATGATGGGCCGCAGCCCGTTGACGATGCCGCGTATGGGTTGCTTGGCCATGTGGTAGTCAGGGCGGAAGTACTTGTACACCGGCTGACCCGCGCTCGACAGGCCGTACTCACCGTCGATGAAGACCCGGATGTACTCCTCCGACCGACCCTGTGTATCGTAGTACCCATCCGGCAGGTTATCGACGTTCTCGGCGTAGGGACTGCGCCCCGAGGGCTGCTTGAATACATCCCAGCCATTGTCGTTGGGGCTGACCGCGTCCTTGGGGTCGAGTTTCTCCATCTGGTAGTACCACCATGTATCCATGGTCGGCGGGTTGGTGTCACCCCACATGCCATGCCACGACGGCCCACCGTCCTTGGCCGATGGAAATCGCCCGATACGTTTGGACATGGCGTCTACGATATCCGGGTGGATGTCCCGACACTCGTTGAACCACGCGAAGGTAAGTTCCAGCGAGTTGAGGTTGGCCACGTCGTCGGCGTCATCGAGCGCCCGAAACATGATCTCGCACTCCACATCCCCGACCTTGAAGAAGTAGGTCTTCTTCGTCCGCATCCAGACCCCGCACTGACCCGGTGGGAACCAGTCGAGGAACGTCTTGATCGTCGTATCCTCAAGCTGCCGCGCCGTTTCGCGGACGACAACTGCCCGAGTGCGCCGCACCCCCCGGTCATCGGGCTTCTGCATCGACGCCCGCCGGATGATCTCGAACGAACAGGTCACTGACTTGCCTGACCCAACAGGACCCATCAGGGTCCGCATCTTGGCGTCACTTTCCATGAACAGTTTGCCCGTAGGCGGTGGCGTATAGTTGATCTGAAGTGCCATCAGGGCCTCATTCTTTCCATCTCACGCTGCTCGCGACCGTCTAGTGCGTTATGGATATAGATATCGTGCTCATATGGGTCTGCAACGGGTCCGCACCAACAGTCAGGGAACGGTTCATGGTCCGTGACATCGTCCCTCGGCATAATATGGGCGTGATAGCGCCCCGGCTCGTTCACTACGAGGGTTACCCACCTATTATCGGGATAGCCCATGTCATCTATCCAGCAAAAGGACGAGGAACTCCCGTCCACGGCGCTTGGTTATGTTGATTTTGGTCTTGAACGACCGTCCAGTGGCAGTCAGCCCAGCCTCTAGTAGCTTTGCCGCCTCTGCTGTGGCCACGCGGTAGCATTTGTACCCCTCATATTCCTCAGTCGTAGTCAAAATCGTCACCGCTGCTCTCGATAACCCGAGGCGAGGCGTCGATGACCCGCATATCGGCGGGCGATGTCCCCAGATTGATCATGATCTTGACGCCACCAGTGTTGGCCGTCTGGTCTTCTGTGCCCTTTGGCTCCAGTCCAGCCCACTTTACCGTTGATTTGATGAGATCAGCCTTGACCGCAGGGGATACCGCCGGGTCGTGAATCAACATGTAACTTGTTGTCAGGAGTTCTTCCGCTTGTGCACGCGCTTTGAGTCGGAACGACAGACCTTTTTCACGCACCTCGTCGCGGTATGTCTCGACACGTTTGAGGAAGATGCTGTCCTTGTTGAAGGCCAGCAGGGCATTGGCGTCGATCTTATGCCGCGTCTTGATTTCATCCAGCGTGTCACCACTACCCTCAAGGCATAGCGCGACATCGAACGCGAGGCGGTCGGTCCACTTGGTCAGATGTAGCGGGAGACTGTCCATTAGGGGAGGCTAGCTGTTTTGAAGTGTAGGCACAAGGGGGTTTGCTAGGTTAGCAAATCTGCTAACCTGCTAACTTTACACGTTGGTTTTTAGGGGCTTTGGTTTGAGCGGTTTACTACACTATGGGGGGGCCTCCGTTTGGCCAGTCCATGTGCCCCCCTCCCCCTGCCGCCGTGGCTCGCGCGCCCGCGCGCATTGGCCCCTAAACTTTACTTATCCGTCAGCTTATGGGATAAAGAAAAGGTCAGCGAAGCAACACCGCTTCGCTGATGGGAACGGGACTACAAGCCCCTGTCCCGCTCTTTGACATCGCTAGGGGCTTTATAACGTGGAGCATTACCATGGCTATGAAGCGCAATGAAGTTAAGGCCGAGTTCACCAAAATGCCTTTGGAGAACATGTCAGCCCCAGTCCGCCAGAAAGCGGATGCATGGCTGAAGGCTGATGCCGCATCGAAGGAAGCCAAAAAGGCTTTCCAGGACACGGCATCGGCAGCGGCCCGCAAGGCGAAGGTGATTGGCGCAGGCCAGTATCTTGCCTTCGGGATGGGTTTCGGCGGTGTCCCCGCCTATACCGTCAAGGACGTGGAAGCTCCCAAGGCAACCGCATCCGCCGCAACCGGCCCTAAGTTCTAGGTCGAAGATCAACCGGGAGGGAGCGCAAGCTCCCTCCCAACTTGAAGGAAGGCGTATCATGAAACACCTAGCAAACTTGACATCCATACTGGCTGTCCTGACTATCTTCGTTCTACTCTGGGTCGCAACACCCTAACTTGACACTACCCCACTGGCTTCGGCTGGTGGGGTTTTTCTTTGTCTGGAGAAGATGTAAAGTTGCGTGTTGTCGCCTGCGGCTCCCATACGTCGGGGGTTTATAGCTATACATGGCGCTGCAACACGCGGGATTACTCTGAAATGGGGGGATGTAAGGTTGGTTTATACGTTGTAATATCAATGACTTACGGCGAAAACAGGGCAGTTTTATCTAGTTTATCTGTGGATTTGTGCATACACTAACATTACATTTGAAGTGTATAGTTCGGTGGGATGTCGAGGGAAACCAAGGGCTTAGCTTGTATGGTAAGGTTTAGTTTTATCTACTTTATCTGTTTTATACCCATTTTTAGAGAATGATTTCATGGCTTCGTGTGGCCCTTTTTCAAATTAAAAATTGCCTGTAAGCTTATAATTTCCTCACCACATCACCCCCGCGCGCGCTATAACTTCCAAAACCACAGATAAAATGTATAAAATGAACCATATCAATGGCTTACCGACAGATAAAATAGATAAAATATCTAGTTTATCTAGTGTCAAGTTAGATAAAACTATAACCCCTTACAGTGGCATACAGCAAAAAAACCCAGCAAAATCAACGGCTTGACCCCCAAACTTGACAAGCCCGACCCGGCGTGGCAGGATTTGGCTCTCGACCAACCCCAACATGTAAAACGGAGTGAAGTGCAATGTCACGGACCAAAACATATACCTCTTTCGCTGATCTCAACGACCAATATACACCGACCTATCATAACTTGACAGTACGTCCTCGTCGTCGGACTTACTTGATACCATCCGACGCTGTGTATGATTACAGCGTTGGCCACGAACTCGTTGTAGCTGACAGCGACAGCCCGTTCGATGGTTGTATAGTTTCAGTACTGGACAAGTCGACCCTCAAGCGGCACGGCTATACCGGTCTGACCCTGAGCTACAACCTCGACCGTAAAGTGGAGATCAAGCTGTGAACCGTACAATCGAACTGGCTATCGACCCCGACACCATGGTCTCTATCGCTGAGATCACTGGCAATCAGGAACTGTTCAACGCCATTGGCTATCTGAGCCAGTGGAACCTGCCGCTTGCCAAGGTTCGCCTCTTGGGTGGTGTCTATGACGGCAACCCCGAACTGACTGCTACCTACTGGCGGCACAGCACAGAGGGCGAACCCATTGCCTATCAACTCGGTGCTATCTGGCACGGTGATCACTTCGGCTTTCACTCGTAGTCGAAACCGGCCCAACAGCCGGTCTGTGGGTACTGACCATCCCACACTGATGAGACAGGTCACGATGGAGACACCAATGTCTGAGAAATCTACACGTATATCTGGCTCTGCTTGCCGACCGTATGTCCAAGCCCGGAAACCGTTCCACAACAGCAACAAGCAACTGTACGCTCAGTGGCAGACCGACGATATGTACGTCGTGTATAGCTACGGTGCTCACTGGCCGCTGCTCATCAACTGGAAGGGTGTCTGGTTCGAGAACGAGGACAAGACCAGCCGGACGACGACGGCTCATCGTGGTAAGACACATCCATACAAGCCGACTGTACTGCTGTCATGCTATGCCATGAAGCGCCTTGTCCAGAGTGGCGAGCCGTCTCCTGAAGTGATGACACTGGCGGCAGGACTCAAGCTGCTGGGTGATGCTCGATGACTGAGTATACACCACACCAGAAGTCCCTCATCGAGAAACACCGGGACATCAACACCCACCACTATGACTGGTGGGACTGCACCTACGGCGACTTCGAGTTCGATATGTCCCTGACTGGCATCGAAGTGGACAAGATGATGTTCTCGGGGTTCTGGTCGCAGGGTGACGGTGCCTCGTTCACTGGCCGCATCAGCGGCACCAAGCTGTTCATGGAGCACCACAAGCTCACTGAGACGTATCCGACTGTGATGCGGCTACTGTCCCATGGCGGTCACTGCGACCTGCGAGTGGAACGGACTTCTAGCCGCTACTGCCATGAATACACGGTCACAGTGCATTGTACGCACAACGACCATTTCCGCCATATTCTGGATGACAGCGCCCCCCTTAGGGTAGCAGTGGCTGAACGGTGGGACGAAGACCTCGACTCAGAAATCGCGGCACTGGAAAACACTGTGGCCGGGATAATCCGGGACGACTGCCGGAGTTTATATAGGAAACTGGAGGAGGAGTATAACTATCAGACAAGTGACGATGCTGTGTGGGAAGCCATACAGAACAACGATTTAGCAACAGAAGAGGAGGACGAATGATGCGTCTGTTTACACTGCGGCATGGCCGTAAGGGGCCACTGGTCGAGGATCAGTTCGGTGACCCTGTCTACTTCGACAACAAGATGGACGCCAAAATCCTTCGGGATAGGTTTGGCCACAACGTCGTGGTGACTACCGGCCCCGATCACAAGTTCAACAAGTAACCAACACAAGGAAACATACCAATGCGTAGTGAACTTCTCAAGGGAACGCTCAAAGCCCTGTACACCATCAACCGCACTGTCTGCATCGAAGGCCCCCCCGGTGGTGGCAAGACCAGCATCGTTCATGACGTTGCCATCGAACTCGGTGTCCCATGCATCGAGAAACATATGCCGACTATGCTGGTCGAAGACTTCGGCACTCCGGACATGCTTACTCCCGGTTCGTCGTTCACCTACAAGCTGCCCGACTGGTACCCATACAAGGGTAAGGCTGGCACTGAGCGTGGCGGCATCCTGCTGTTCGACGACCGCAACCAAGCCGGTGCCGATTTGCAGAAGGTGTTGGCCAATATCTGCCAAGCTCGCACTCTCCACGGTGTCCCACTGGCCGATGACTGGCAGGTTGTGTCCACTGGCAACCGACAGGCTGACCGTGCCGGTGCTAACCGCGTACTCTCACATCTCAGGAACCGTGAAACGGTGTTGGAGTTGGAGACCGACCTGAACGACA